CAGACTTTCATGAAGTCGGCCTGGTTGTCAAAGTCGTTCGGATTCGGCATACGCGCTCCGGGTAAACAAAAAGAGCCGGTCACCCGGCGCGATTTCTCACGCAGGATGACCGGCTCTCAACGGCTAACGGTCTAGCGGCTCAACGGCACGCCCTATTCAGTTGCCAGTAGTGTAGCACAAAATCAAGCCGATAACAATGCCCTGGTTTTGGCTGTGTCCTTCGGCAGGTAATACGTGCATTCCTCCGGGCGGTTCTCGATCCAGATTTGCGACCTGTTCCCGAAGGCCCGGTTGACCATCTGCGCCAACTCCAGCATCGTGACCGGCTCGTCAGAGCCTACGTCGTAGGCCTCGCCGTTCTGCCCTCGGAACAGGATCGCCCATAGCTGCCGCCCCATCTCTGCGCCGCTCATGTAGCTGCGGACGGTCGCGCCGTCGCCCCAGATACGGAGCGGCGCGCAGGCTTTGGCCGCCTTCACGAACTGCGTGATGGCTTTGCTGTCGTCCTTCAGGATGCCGTCGCCGAAGAAGGTGAACAATCTCGCGATGACCACGTTGCACTCGCTGGCCAGGCATTCCTGCTCCCAGAGGCGCTTGTCGTCTGCATACCTGGTTGTGCGCTCGTACACCGCGCCCGAGGAGGCATACAGCACCCGCCCGCCGTAGCGCCGCGCAACGTCCAGCACCGCGGTTGGTGCGATGGGCGCGAGGTGCACATAGAAGTGGGGGATGGGCCACACGCCGCCATTGTACAATTCGCGGCCGATGTAGTGCCCTTCGACGCCCGCGGGCTGGGTACGCTGCATCCAGCGGCCCACGAAGCCTGTGCCGCCCGTGACTAACACCTTACGCAAAGAACTCATGAAATGCCTCGATGACGTAATCCTGCATCTCGCGCGTGATGCCCGGAAACACGCCGATCCATAGGCCTTGCTCATGGATGCGGTTCGCCCCGTCCAGGCTGCTAATGACGTGATGCTCCAGGGCACGATAGGCAGGCTGGCGCGTCAGGTTGCCGCCCATGATCGGGCGATTGCCTATGCCTTTGGTGTCCAGAAAACGAGCCAGCCGGTTCCGTTCGGGCGTGAGAAATGCAAAACCAAACCAGGACGGATCGCTTCCGGGGGTTGCCTCCACAACTTCAATCGGTAGCCCTTCCAGCGCATATTTATAATATGCGTGATTCTCTTTCCGTTTGGAAATGAAACTTGAAAGCCGATCCAACTGAGCGACCCCCACGGCAGCCTGAAAATCAGATGCCTTGAGATTGTATCCGATACGGCTGTAGGTGTATTTGTGATCATAGTCCAGCTCGAACCTCACTCCACAGGTATTGTCTTCGCCGGGCTCGCACCAGCAGTCCCGGCCCCAATCGCGCATACATTCCAGGATGCGCTTGAGCTTGGGGGAGTCGGTCAGGACCGCCCCGCCCTCGCCCATCGTCATGTGGTGCGCCGGATAAAACGAATAGGTGCTCATGATGCCGACGCGCCCGACCGAGCGCCCGTGAATGGTACTACCGACCGCATCGCAACAATCCTCGATGATCGGGATGCGATACTGCGCGTAGTGCGTCAGGTCGATGGGGTTGCCCAGCGTGTGCGCCAGGATGATCGCCCGGATCTCGCCGGGGTCGATTTCCACATCCACCGGGTTCAGCGTGCGCGGGTCGGCGTCCACGAACACGGGCGTAAAGCCGCGCTGGATGATGGCATTGACGGTCGTGGGGAAGCCGACCGCGCTGGTGAGCACCTTTGAGCCGGGCGGCAGCTCGATGGCCGACATCGCCAGCAGGTTCGCCGATGACCCGCTGTTGCACAACACCGCATTGCGCGCGCCCATGTACTTTGCAAATAAGCGCTCGAACAGGTCTGTCCACTCCCCGCCGCCGTAATGCTGGGAAAGCGCGACGCGAAAAACGTTGCGGATCTCTTCGCGCCCCGTGACCTGCCCGGAGATAGGGACCTTCACCCGTCCCACTCCATCAGTTCTTGCAGGTCGTCAATCTTGGGCGTCATGTCGGCCATGTCATCATTGAGAAATGAGCCATCCGGCTGCATGTGCGCCATCGCCCGCGGATACTGCACCCAATCCGGGTCGCACATCACCTCCACGATCTTGGGCGCGAAGTCGAAGCAGCGCTCGAAGCGCGGCAGGTCCCTGCCCCACAACCTATCATAGACGATGCGATAGCCGTCTGCGATATCCTCCAATCTCGGCAGGGTCAGCCCTGACTTGGGGTCTGCGCCCGTCACGCGCCCGAAACGCAGCTTCTGATTGTTGCGGATCGAGGCATAGCCGTTATTGTTCAACACGAAGAAGATAATGGGCAAGTGTAGTCGCCGGATCGTTTCCAGCTCCTGCGTGTTGAGCTGGAAGCCGCCGTCGCCCGTCACGCAGATGGTGCGCCGCCCCGAGGCCAGTGCCGAGCCGAGCGCCATCGGGATGTCCGCGCCCATCGCGCCGATGGTGCAGCAGTTGTGGATGCGCTGCCCCTGCTTCACCTTGAAGGATTGGAAGAAGGCGGTCGGCGCGTTGCCCGATGAGCCAATGGCGAACACGTCAGTGGGGAGACTGTATTCCGATAATAGGCGCACCAGCGTGAACGGATCTACATACTTGCCTGCGCTCACCTCGTCCAGCTCTCCCCGGAAGCGGCAGTACAAGGCGCGGCACCAGGCGAGCCAGACAGGGTCGGCCGCATCCGGTGTATAGCTGCCGTTCTTGTCGCCCAGCGCTGTCCAATCGGGCGGGAACTTCTTGAACTCCATCGGGTCCATATCATAGATATATTTCTCGGCGTGAGGCGCAAACTTGTCGTAGTTGTAAAAGACCTGCTCGCCGTCCAGCCGCGCTCCGAAGGCGAAGAAATGCGTCGCCTTCTGCTGGATGATGTTGGCGGCGCGCTGCCCCAATATCCCCGGCCGCCCACAGAATGTTGGGTTGTCCTCGGCGATCAAGTCCGCACCCATCCAGGTCGTGAGCACCGGAATATTCAGGCTGCACAGATGGTCGATTAGCGCAGTGTTGCCGCGGATGCCGTTGCCGATGAGTACACACGGCTTATACATTGGCGGCCTGCACATCCTGCGGCACGTCCAGCCACACCGGGCCGAAGCGCGCTATTTTACAAATCCTGATTGCATCTTCCAAGCCTGGTAAGCTGTCACCGCCTCCAAACGGCTGATATGCAAACTTAGTGATTGACATAATTAACTCGATCGTCGGCGCTTCCTGCGTCCCTCTGCTGCGCATCCCCGGCAGTGCCAACCAATCCGTGCGCACCTGCCCGGAGATGAACAGCACCGGAACCGAGTCGACCCACGCCGCTAGGCAGGGCGTCATGGCATTGGTCGCGCCAGGCCCGCTCGTCACGCAGCACACGCCGAAGCCGTGGATCTGCGCGTACCCGACCGCCGCGTAGCCCGCTCCCTGCTCATGCAGGCAGGCGACTGCGCGCAGCCCGCTCTGCCCGAGCGCATCCACCAGGTGAGACGACCCTCCTCCGGGCAGATAGAAGACGGTATCGCATTCCTGCGCGACGCGCTTCCAGATCGCATCTGCGATTCTCATATCTCCACCACCTTGTTCTGGATGCCCCATTTCTTGATGTTCGCAACCAGCCGCCCGCCCTGTCCCTGGCAGATAATCAGGATCGGCGCATCGTTGTCCGGCCGCTCCAGCACCGGCTTGCCCCGGTACGTCTGACCGCGATAGGCCGGGTCATTGTCAATGTAGTTCAGCACGTCCAGGCGCGTGCGGTCGATGATGCTCCAAACGCGGTCGTTCAGCCCCCACAGGTTGACCGGCCCGCTGTACGGCGCCAGCTTCGCCAGCGTCTCGTCCGCCCGCGCTTCGATATGCCGCCGCGCCTCTTCCGCAATGTCCAGGCGCTTGCAGACGAATTGCACACACGGCGCACCCTCCAGAGTGTAGTCGCGATGGTCCACCAGCTCGAACCCATAGCGGTGCAGCAGGTCCAGCATGGTGCGGATCGTGAAGTGGTTGATGTGCTTGGTGTTGTAGTCCAGGATGGCCTTCTGCCAGTGGAGCAGGATGCCCGCCGCCTCCGGGATGTCCACGACCAGCACGCCTTCCGGCTTCAGCGCCTGACCCAGCCGCGTCATGACGTGCGGCAGGTCGTAGATGTGCTCCAGCACATGCGAGGCATAGATCAAGTCACAGTCCTGCGGCAGAGGTTCATTCGGCCCGGTGCAATGGGCGTCTGTATAGCCGACTCGCTGAAAATGGTCGACGATCAGGCTGCGCCCGTCGTCGCCCGCGCCGCCGAAGTCCAGGATGCGCGCCTGCTTGGAGCTCACCCAACCCTCGATGCGCGCCGCGTCCCGCTTCAATCTCTCGATGTTGTCCGGCCCGTTGATGCCGTAGCCATAATACTGCCGATAATAGCGGTCCAGCATCTCCTGGTCGAAGTCGCCATCGCCGAAGATCATCCCGCACTCCAGGCAGTCATACCAGATGATCTCGTCGGGCAGGGGCCAGCCGTCCGGCACGTGGAATTGCGACCGGAAGGACTCGATGCGCATGTAGGATTCGCAGACGGGGCAGGGTCTCATCGCAGCCTCTCGATGTAGGATGCGCGGTCGGCGTCGATATTGTCCGGCAGCGCCTGGACGTAATCACAGGTCCCGCAGGCCGCGAGCTCTGCGCGGTGCCCCAGCAGGTGCGTCATGCGGAACTGCTTGAGCCGTTCGCCGCGCCAGATGTCCATCAGTCCCATGTGTGCCGCATTTCCGATTTGGTGGGTATGCTGCCAGTCGTCGTTACATACGGAGATATCGCCGTTTGCGTTGACGGTGAGCATATAGAGGACGAGCGGGCAGGCGATTTTCGCCGTGCGCGGGGAGCCGTCGAAGGACTGGTCGGTTCCGAGCCTGAAGTCGTAAGCGTCACTAGATGCCCATCCATGAAGTCCTTCAACGGCAATCGCATCACATCGGTCCTCGAAGTCGTTGATGAACCGCCGCTTCTCTCCCTCGCTCTGCCCGACATCCGCGATCTTGGCACTAATGCGAGTAGGCGTGCCCCGGCTTCGACGGTACAGATCCAGAACGCCATCACGATAGTGTTCATAGTCGATCCTCACTCCTGCGATTTCATAGAAACCCTGGGCGCTCGGCGCCTGCACACTCACGCCGATCATATCCAGGCCGCACGATATCAGTTGCTCGTTCAACTCGGGCTTCAATAGCTGCCCGTTGGTCTTGAGCCAGATGCGCTCGGTCACATCCGCCCTCTTCAGGTACTGCACCATCTCGATGAACTGCGGATGGATGAGAGATTCGCCGTCCTTGTACAGGTTCACCATCTTGCACTTGCGCGGGAACTGCTTCATATCGTCCACGACCTTCGTGAACAATTCCCAGCGCATGAGCGTGACGCGCCGCCCGACCTGTGTCAGCAAATCAGGGTGCCCGGTGGGGCAGTACTGGCAGCGGTAGTTGCAGGCGTTGGTCGGCTCGATGAACATCGTCCACGGCGCGGGCAAGGGCACACTATCGATCAGCCGCTCCGTGCGCGCGCCGCGCAGGTCTCGTGCCTGGATGATGTCAGCCATTCTTCACCATCCAGCCGTTGTCCACCGTGATGACCTGCCCGTAGATCGCCGTCGAACCCACCAAGAACACCACCGCCGCGGCGATCTCCTCCGGTGTGCAGAAGCGGCCGCCGGGCGTGATACTTTCCAGCAGCGCCCTGCGCTCGGGTGTGATATAGGCGCGCGTCATATCCGTGTCGGTCAGGCCCGGCGCGACCGCGTTGACATGCACCTTCGGCGCCCATTCGATCGCACAGGCACGCGTGACGCCCAGCAACCCGTGCTTGGCGGCCACGTAGCCCGCCACGTTGCGCGCGCCCTGGAAGGCCGATGTGCTCAGGATGTTGACGATATGCCCGCCGTCGTGCGCGAGCATCCACTTCGCCGCCTGCTGGGACAGTTCGAAGGGCGCGGTCAGCATCAGCGCCAGCTCGTAATCCCATTCGGTTGCAGGATATTCAGTTGCCTTGTGGAAGGATTGCGCGCCCGCGCAGTTCACCAGGACATCGAGGCCGCCATATAGCTCAATGACATCCTGGATGATATCGTGGCGCTCATGCCGCTTGGATAGGTCGCCCGTCTTCCGCCCGATGCCCGAGACCGCGTAGCCTGCCGCAGAGAGGGCAGCGTCGATGGCAAACCCAATCCCCCGCGTTCCGCCGGTTACGAGGGCGATCACCCTCCGCCTGCTTTCTTATATTCCTGATCTAATTTTATGACAATAACAAGTCCCCCATCATCGAAAAAACGAGAAACAACAATATATTTTTCATAATCGTGAATTATTACATCTCCAATAACGGGAACATTACTAAGTCGCATAGTACGCCAAGGTGGTCTTAAATCAGTGTAAACAGCATACAGAATATCTATCACCCGCCACCGGCTGCTCTCTCGCCATACTCACGGTCTAAGATGATCAGTCCGTCCGGGCCTACGCGGTTCAATTCCAGCAGCGCATCCACCAGTTCGCGCTCCGATCTCGTCTGCTCGGCGATCGCCCACGAGTACAGGAACACGTCGGTTTGCTCGTCATCCTCCGCATCCGATTGGTCCTCGATAGCAAGGATGCTCTTGGTGTTCTCCTGCTCCAGTTGCAGCGCAGCCTGGAAGAAGGGGAGGGGGTTGTCGCCGCTCATCTCGGGCGGCGCCTCCAGCGCGGTCGAGATCGGCTTCTGGTTGCGGTCGATGAGATACCCGGCGAAGCGCGCGGCGTGCGTCAGTTCGTCCGCGCTCGCCTTCCTCATCCACGCCGCGAAGCCGGGCCAGTTGTAGCTCTCCAGGCAGTTAGCAAAGCTCTCGTATACCTGGGCGTTCATGCGTTCCTTGTTGAATTGTTCCTGCAGCAGATCCATCGTTGTCATGTTATCTCCATTTGTCCAGGTATTGATTGACCATCGCCTGCGCGTGCCGGATCGCCCCGGCGGTGTTCGTCTCGATGACTTCCATCCACTCGCGCCAGCCGTACTTCTTCCAGCGCGGCACGAACATCGCATAGGGCATGGCGTTGCGGATGACCGGGTTGTACTCATCCTGCGAACGCCCCCAGCCGCGTTGCAGGTTGTACGTGCGGGTGTACATCTGCGTCGTCTGCGGCGGGTAGTGCTTCAGCCCGTGCGTATCGTCGCCGATCAGATAATCGGTCGCCGCCTGCGCCGCGATGCGCCGCGTGCCGTAGGGCATTTCCTTGAGCATTGCCTGGATGCTCTCCACGCCGCGCACCTCGATGCGGGGGTTGTCAGCCATTGGTAATCGCCTCCAGTATGCGGTCCAGCGCGTTCGCCGTCTTGCGCTTGTCTGTAGGTTGCAGGGAGCAGTCGCAGCGCCAGCCGCCGCATTGCAGCGTCGAATTGGGAGCGTTCTGCGGCCTCACCCCGGCATCCTCCCATTCGCTTGCATACGCCACGAGGCCGTCCAGCGCCGCGCAGGTATCGCAATGCTCCTCGGTCGCGCCCATCTGCCATTGCAGCTTGCCGCCCGAGTTGACCACGATCAGCCGCACCGCCTCGTTGTAGGCTTCCGTCCATCTGTTCGCCCACAGCGCGGCGCGGTCGGTCGGGGCGCCCGTCCCGTCGATGCGGGCATCCACGATATCGTTGTAGAACGCCTGCACATAATCCTGCTGGTCCACCACCGCCTGCCGCTCGGAGGCCAGCAGGTAGTCGGGCATGTCCAGCGTGTTGCCGTCGTCTTCCCATGCCTGCACATAGGCGTCGTAAATCTGCCCCGAGATGAGCGAGAACATGATGTCGATGAACTGCCCGCCCATATTGCCGTTGTAGACCTGCGTGATCAGGTGTTCGACCGTCGATTGAAAGAACTCCTGCGTCTTGTAGGCCGGGTCGAGATTGAACACGAACGCCAGCGCGCGGCCCTTCAGGTGGGGCAGCACCTGCGGGATGGCCTGCACGGTCAGGCGCACGATCTCGGAGCGGTCAATCATGGCTATCGGCCAGTTTCTCCAATGCCGCCGCGACCCGGAACAGCCCCTCCGAGTCCACCAGCACATCCGAGGTCGTGATCTCGAACGCCTTGACGATCGCCAGCTCGTCCTGCGCTGCCGCCAGCTTTGCGCGGATGGGCGCGGCCATCTCCTCCGGCAGCGCCTTGCACTCGAAGTCAATCGGCAACGGCTTGCCCTTGCGATAGAAGCGCTGAGCCATCTGCCGCCACAGCACGACGTCCTTCTGCATGTCGGGCGTCATGGTCATCGGCTTCTTCTCGGGTGCAGGTGCAGGCGCTTGCTCGCCCTCCTGCACGCCCTTGGGCGGCGCTTCGCCCGGAGGCAGGCCGGGATTGAACCCCGGCGCGATGGGCAGCACGGTCTCGGGCTTGTCAAAGTTCTCGTCCAGTTCGGAGAACTCAATGCCCTCGGGCAGCTCCATGCCCAGCAATTGCGCGCCGATGGACGGGCGCTGCCGGCTCTCGACCCATAGCTTGAAGGCATTCATGCGCGTGGCCTCATCGTCCTGGAAGGCGTCTAAGGTTTCGGGTCGGAAGCGCAGGTGATAGCCCCAGCGCTCCAACAACTGCGTGTCGAAGGTGTCCTCGATGCAGCGATAGATCAGGATGAACTCGCCCGACGAGTACCAGATGCGGATGAGCGCATCCATCTCCTGCGAGTAGGCCTTGTCGGACAGGAAGATGCCGGCCGGGATGCCGAAGGCCGCGCCGACCTCCTCGCGCGCCTCCTTCTTGATCTCGCTGTACGAGCCCTTCAGGTCTTCCATGCCCGCGCCCAGCTTGACCACACTCACCGCTTCGGAATTGATGATCTTGGCAAAGGTCTCGAACGCGCCCTTCATGAAGCGGTTCAGCCAGTTCTCCGTGACCTCGCGGTCTTTAGGTGATGGCATCCCCTTGGCGCTCACGAGCTGCGCCGGCACGAAGTTGCGGTCTGCCAGCAGTTTCGCCGTCTGGTCCATGCTGGATAAGGTCTGCGCGGCGGCGATTGCCTTGCCCAGCGGGTACTGCTTGGCAGGCCCGATCTCGATGTCTGAGTCCGGCAGCCAGAAATACATCATCGGGCCATCGTAGCCTTCGGTCTTCTGCTGCGCGGAGATGGTCATGTCCAGCAGCTTGGCATGGTTCAGCGGGCCGTTATAGAAGAGCTGGATGCTATTCTCGATCTGCTCAGGCGTCAGGTTCTTGCGCGGCTCCTGCGGGTTGCCGGGCGCGGGCGTGATGGGGGAGTAGATGCCGGCGTTGCCGTAGTCCGAGGCGCGGCTGAACCACTGCAAGCCCTGCGTGGTGATGAGCGGCAGAACGGTATGCGGCGCGACGTAGCGCAGGCGCATCAGGTGCTGCTGGGCATCGTCCGAGAATTCGGGGATAACGTATGCCTTGCCGCCGCACAGGGAGGATGCCAGGTTGTAGATAAACTTCTTGGGGCTGGGCAGACCACCGATCTCGTTCTGCCAATCGGCCGACTTGTCGACCACGTCGCCGTTTTCCTTCACGATCTCGAAGGGCAGCTCGCTCACCGCCGTGGCGGTCATGACCACCGCCTTGCCCAGGAACGGCTGGATGCGCTTGAGCAGGTTCATGGTCGAATAGCCGCCCGCGCCGTTGGAGGTGTCGCGCAGGAAGCCTTCGAGCCCGCCCCAGGCGTCGAAGTTCATGGTTTTGAGGTTGTTCTGCTCGTCCATTCGCAGGAGTGGGGAAGAGGTCATTGTGATCCTTAGCTGGTCCACCAGGTTTCCAGCATGTCGCCCTCATAGGCATAGCGCAGCGCGTCGATCAGATGGTTGTTCTTATCCACTGGCACAGGCAGACTATTGCCGCCCGCGTCCTTCTTCCAGTGGTATTGCTGCAATTCGTTGCGCAGGTTGATGCAGGACTTGTCGATAACGATGGTTCGCTGCTGAAGCCACTGGATGCCGAAGTGAATGCTGTCCTTGCCCTTCTTCGCGCCCGAGGCTGACACGCCGTTGTTATTGAGCTCGACAATCGACTTCGGCTCGGCGCTGTCGCAGGTCACGGGGTTATCGCCGACCAGGTCCACGACGCGCTGTGCAAGCTCGGGATTGGTCAGGTTGGTTTCGTACAGCTCTTGATACACATAGATGATGCCGCGCTCATTGTCGTAATGCGATACTACGACGGCGGCCGGGTTGTCTGCGAAGCCGAAGTCTAATCCGTGGCGCGGGTTCGTAAATTGGGCGGTCTTGTCAGCCAAATCTTGCACGGTCCAGTTCGTGAAGATGACGTCACCAAGCACTCCCCAGTTTCCCAGGGTATACACACTGTAGTAATAAGTATCCCTCTCCTGCTCAAGGTCTGCGCGATCATCGAGAGTGAGAAATCGATTGTCTTTATAAGTCGTTTTGAGGATAGACAGGTCAGGATCGATATAATCTTTTTGCTCATCCGTCCACTCCAATCGCTCGAAGTATTCTTTGTAAATCCAGTGCGTCTGTAGGATGGGATTGAATGTCATGTGCAGGCGCTTGGGCGTGTCGCTCTTGCCGCCGCGCTGCCGCTTCAACAATTGCTTGATCGAGTCCTGCTCGGTCTCGGTCGCCTCTTCCACCCATACATCCGTGACCGCGCCACGGGCCGGCGTGATCGATTTCAGCTTCTCGACATCATCCAGCCCGGCGAAGATGCACTGGTAACCATTGGCGCAGGTGATCGTGCCATCCGTCTTGTTGATATTGAACAAGCCCTGCACGTTCCATTCGGATATGACCCGCTGGATCTCCTGCGATACGCTGCCCCGGATCGTGCGCCCGACCTGGCGGCAGACGAGCCAGTTGCGCCCGCCGGCCATCAGGTCCACGATGACCTGCTGCGCCTTGAACTTGGATTTGCCCGAGGACGAGCCGCCATACAGGATTTGTACGCGGCTCATGTTCTTCAGCTGCGGCATATAGACCGGGTTGAACACCCGCGGGCTGATCTTGACCGTTACGTCGGGATCAGCTGTCTTCATCCGGCAGGTCCACTAAAATGGTTTTATTGCTGACTTCCACAGGCTGCACGACTTTTCCCTCAGCGCGCTCCATGAGCTTATCCCACAACTGCGCGGTGGGCTCAAACATCAGTGAAGCATATACGCGCGCCGTGACTTGATACTTCATCTGGACCTTCTTGGGAAGTTGCGCCAGCATCCGGCCCAGGTCGTTGTCCATTCCAATGAATTTGATAAGGTCTTCCGGGTACATATCCCCCACGGCTTTCGTGATGGCAGACCAGGACTCTTTATCCTTCGGGCGTCCGCTTGGGTTCCCGCTCTGGCCCTTCTTCCAGGACGTGCTGCGAAGTCCACCGCGCTTGCCTTTTTTTTGCGTGTTTTCTTTTCTTGCGGCAGACATTACTTACCCAGCATCGCCGCCGCGCGCTTCTGCAAAGCCGTCAGCGTCTTGATCCCCGCAGGCGCATCGCCGCGGCAGGCGCGCAGGATGTCGTATTCTGCCTTCGACAGCTTCAGCATATTCAGCCCCATCACAACCTTATGAACGCTATCCGTGATCTCGACGGCGTTCTTCGTCTTCGGATCGATGATGGCGTAATAGGTGGTCATCTAATAACCCCATAGGGCGCGGCACCGGGAGGGAAGCGGCACCGCGCCCAGAGGCAAGGAGGAGAACGCTATTTGAGGTGAGCTTTGTTGACTCGGTAGAAGCCGAGGCCCGAGAGCAGTAGGACGAGCAGGGTCAGGACTTCATTGACGAACGGCGCGAACTGGATCGGCACCATCGCCAGCCAGCCGTTCAGGGTCGCCACGACCAGCCCGACGATGATAGCTGTGAGGCCCGCGGCAAAGCCGGACAGATCGATCTTCAGCCAGGCGCCCACGGCCTTGAGGCCTTCGGTCGCCAGGAACATGATCGCGCCCGAGATGATGACCACGAGCGCGTCGGGAAGAACTACACCGGATTGGAATAACAAGCTGTGCATAGAATCTCCTATGTGTTGCCCACGATCTGCTTACGTACCCTTGACGACATTGTACAACTTTTTAAGGTTTTGTACCATAGCCCTCCACTGTGATATAACCCGCCGCAACCGCCAGCGCGACGAGGCGGTACAGGGTGGGGGAGCGCAGGCGCTTGCGCGCGTGCCGGAGGCAGTCGTTGATCCACATGTACGACCGGCCCAGCTCGACCGCGATCTGCCGCTGCGTCATGCCGTCCGCCAGCATCTGCAAGACCTGGAGCTGGCGCGGGGTGAACGGCGAAGCGGGGGAGGGCTGGATGGAGGTCATGGGTTATTAGGTGCGATAAATATTGTTAGCACAAACATTATTTATCCGTAGCAATCAGCAGAAATCCCGGGATGGGCTTCACTTCATTCGGCGGGATGCGGTGCATGACCTGATTGGTTTCCAGGTCTCGCAGCACGTAATACAAAAACCCATTGGCATTGGTGACGCGCAATACCTCTGCCGGATACCACTCCCCCGTCAACGCGTCGTAACACAACAGGCGGTCCGAGCGATGGAATAGCTGCTTCATCCGGCTATCCTTTCCGATCGTTGTTATATGCGCTGGCGTTCCACGCCACGATTGCCAGCACCGCGATGATCCATATCTCAGCACAGCCGACGCAGACCAATGCGTCTCGGATAACGCGCACGAGCTCCCAGCCGTTCATCGCTCCACCTCCCGCAATGTCTGATACAGCCACGCCAGGACCAGCGCCCCGACGATCATCAGCCCGTACTGGGCTTTGCTCCAATGCTCTCCGGTCGCGCTTAAGAAGATCACCCACAGCGCCCCGGCCAGCAGGAACGCCGCGCACGCGTCACTCGCCAAATTCCGCATGGATCCCTTCTTTCTCTTCCGCGCTCAAGCCGCGCCACCACGCATCGGCAGGCGCAACCGGGCGCGGCACATACACGACCTTGCGCCGGCATAGCCCGATGCGCACCAGCGTCGTCTTCTTGGGCTGTAAGCCCTTCCAGGCAATCATGTACGCCAATCCTGAATCGGGCGCGCCGTCTGCCTTCAGGATTCCGAACTTGACGCAGATTTCCCGCCACTTCAACGGATGGCGCTTTGCCCTCAGGTTGCGAATTTTCCGGGCAAGTGACAGTACTCTCGCGGTCTGGGTCATTCGTGCGCCTGAGGGGTTTTTAGCGGTGCTAAAAGATGTCCTGCGGGCCTTCGGCAACACGATCTGCGCTTGCTCATGTCAGCTCAGTTCCGCGACCGCTGGCTCTTCCGAATCGTTCAAGCCCATTTTTGCTTTCACTCGCTCCGGATTCCACGGAGGCATCCAGCCCGCCGGCAGGTTGCCGAACGGCTCCGTCACCATCATGCGCCCCTTCCACCAGGCCAGCAGCTGGTCGTACTGCTCGTAATCCGTCACCAGCATGTCCGGGTCGAACTTGAACGCGCCCTCGGAGAGCGTGCGCTTGCTCATCACATATTTCGCGCTGGATTTATCCAGCACGTGCGCGATGAACTCGGCGCGCACCGAGGTATTGCTCAAGATCCAGTCCACGTCGCCGCCCTCGTCCTTGGAGGGCGCGAGCTCCCAGATCGTCTTGATGCCGAACTTCGACAAGGCCCTCACCGCCTCGGGGTGCATCATCTTCAGCGCGTCGGCCATCAGCGTCACCGGCGTGATCGCCTCGAGGCGACGGCGCTCCATGTTCCTCTGCGTCTCTTCCCACGCGCGCCAGTTGTGATAGGCCGATGCCGCGCCGATGGCTGCGAACACCATCCCCACCACCAGCGCCGACTGGCAGGCAAAGTAGACAACTCCGGGCAGGAATATCGCCGCGACTTCCTGAAAGATGGCCGATGCCACGAACAGCGCCAGCACGATGACCGCCGGGAGCAGCCATTCCCATTTAGAGCCGTTCATCACCTACCTCCTCCCCCTCCGCGATTTTCCCTGCGTGCGCTGCCCGATTCGCCCATTTTCCCCAATCCACTACGCGGAAGTGGGGGAGGCAGAGGGGGCAGCTCGTCCACCACTTCCCCGTCCACGATCTCCAGCGGCGGCTCAGGTTTCACGTGAAACATCCTCCCCATCGCCGCGCGGGTCCTCTGGTACTCCCTCAGGGCCTCCAGGTTCTCCGGCGACAGCGGCACCTTACGCCCCCAGCCGAACAGACCGGCGAAGGCCCAGACGATCACGATGAAGGCGACGGCGACCAGAGCCCAGCCGATGATCATGCGAACAACCTCCGCTGCACCCGGCTCAGCCGGCGCTCTGTCAGGCGCAGATAAGACGGGCTCAACTCGATCCCGATGTAGTCGCGGTTGTGATGCAGCGCCACCGCGCCGGTTGTGCCTGAGCCGTTGAAGGGGTCGAGAACCACATCACCGACCTTGCTGCCCGCCAGGATGCACGGCTCGATGAGGTCCGGCGGGTAGGTGGCGAAATGAGCTTCCTTGTACGGCTTCGTGGTCACGGTCCAGACAGATCGACGATTGCGGGTTTCGGTTATCTTCACGAAGTTCTCGTTACCCGTTCTCGCCGCGCCTTCCCGCTTTCCCGCGTAATGGATGCGCCCGCTTTCAGCGCGTGGGTCATCTGCCCAAATGGACGCCTCTGCTATTGCATCCATATCCATGTAGTACCGCGCCGACTTACTCAGCAGGAAGATGTATTCATGGCTTTTCGTGCAGCGGTCGGTCACGCTTTCGGGCATCGGATTCGGCTTCGCCCAGATGATGTCCTGCCGCAGATACCAGCCATCGGCGCGCAGGGCAAAGGCCAGCATCCAAGGAATGCCGATCAGGTCTTTGGGTTTGAAGCCGGCAATGTCTTTCGTTGGGCTTTCGTACCGCACAAAGCCGGCCGCTTCTGAATTCATGCCCGTGTTGGCCTGCGGATAGTTGCCGTTGCCGTGACTGCCGGCGTAGCTATCTCCAATCACCACCCACAGCGTCCCGTCATCCTTCAGCACCCGCCGCACTTCCGCGAACACGGCAACGAGCTTCGAGACATAGGCTTCGGGAGTTTCTTCAAGGCCAATCTGCCCCGCTACGCCGTAATCGCGCAAGCCGTAGTAAGGCGGCGATGTGACGCAGGTTTGCACCGTACCAGCCTCAAGCGTTCGCAGGACTTCCAGGGCGTCGCCTTGCAGGAGCTTCATCGCACCCGCTTTCGATCCAGCACCGCGTTCAGCGCGAGGCGCACTTCATCCGGCATGGGCACATAAACGCCGTGGCCGGGCGCGTGCTCGCCGCGGCAGTCCGGGCAGTCCGCGCTAAACGTGCCGAAGTGCAGGGATTCGTCCGGCTTCTTCGAATCGAAGGATGGCGCGCACCACCACTTGCCATCGAACCACTTGGATACATAATTGGATGAGCCCGGCGAATCGAATGGGCCGGCGGTCGCCAGGAATACGCTAACCACTCCGCTGCCGCCGCAGTTCGGGCAGCTGCCCACGCCCTCGTATTGCAACCACAGGACCTTCTTCACGTCCGGACTATTGATGTAGAAATTCCAGGCGCTCGGATAATGTTGGTGCATGCCATCCTCCTATTGAATCCTTGCCAGCTCTTCGGGCGTCCAGACCTTCTTGGAAGCCTGGATGCGCCCGTCTTCATCGCGCTCATACCGGAACGGCGCCAGCGGATCGACGCCCGAGGCGCGCTCCGCGCCCTTCAGCGCCAGCGCGGTCTTGGTCAGGCTGCCCGGCCGCGTCACCATCCAATGACCCTCCCGGCTTTTCTCGAAGGCGTCGCTGATGTTCTTCGCGGACAGCCCGGCCGATTCCCATTCCGAAAACTCCATCAGCCAGTCCGACAATACAGACTTGCGCGGCTCCTGCCCCGTCAGGCGCACGTAGGCATCGCAGTACGCCAGGTAGGGCTCAGGGATCTTGTCGCGGTTCGGATACGACTTGTGGCGCGCGGCCTCGATGATCGCCGTAACCTTGCCATTGGCCTGCTCCAGCTCCGCAGGCGAAAGCGCACGCGCGTTCTTGTTTGATGTTTGATTCTTTGGATTAGATGTAGGGGTTCCATCCTGAGTGCTACCCTGGGTGTAATCCTGGGTGTAATCCTGGGGTTCCGTTGAAACGTAACCCTGCTTTTTATTCAGCACTTCGCCGGTGTAGTCTCTCGGGTTCGTCCAGTTATGGATCGCAATATCCTGGGTATACTGCTTCTGCGTGCAGGTGATGTAGTGCAGATCATCCAGCTTCCGGCGCTGCTCCCGCAGGGTCCGCAAGGGCATCTGCATATCATCGGCCGCGGCCTCGTCCTTCCAGTCGTGGATGATGCCGGTATCCCAATCCGCAATATCCAGCATGTACTCAAAAAGCCAGACGCACTCCCCTACTGCCAGGCGATGCTTTGGTTCCCTGATAAATCCTCTCTTGATGCTGACCCATAACCGCTTCATCGAACTCCCTTAATGGAAAAACTCCATTTGTGGGCCTGCGTCCGCGGTGGCCTGATAGGGCTAGGCCAGACACAGACCCACGAATGGAGTCTCGTCCCTATCATATTTCCGCATCTCCATTATACGCCGCCCCGCGCCGCCCGTCAACCGGACGGTTCCTTGAACAGCACGCTGTTGTCCAGTTGCAGCTTGATGTATCGATATACGGCGATCGTGGAGGCCGCCTTCATCGTGCCGCTCCATTCGACGTGCGGGCCGGTGACCGTCCACTCGTGCTCGACCGGCGCCTCGGGATCGTGCGGCTCGCACTTGATGACGATGGAGTAGCCCGCGTACCACAGCTTGCTCTTCATCATGCCGCCCGCCCCAGCACCACGGCGTAGTAATACGTCGCCCATCGATAGACGGTCTGCCCGATCTCGATGCCGCGGTTGGCCGCGACCTGCGCGAGCTCCTTCAGCGCGGCCTTGTCGCCGTCCCGGTTCTGGACGCACAGCAGGCGCGCCTTCGGCAATTGCTTCGTGTTCTCGACCTGGATGGTCTGCATGTCATTCCCCCTCTTGCGCGGAGGCAACGAACGGCGTCCATTTGCTCTGTTCATAGCGGTCGCGGTACATACCCATAACAAGAGCATAGGCCGGTTTATCGCCAATCTCCCCCAGGACTTCAAGCCGTTCTAACTTGCCATCGCCGTTGTCCGCGATGGCAATGAGTACCGAGTGCTCATCCCTGAGACCTTCAAGCGCCTTAATCAGCAAGCCCGGATTGATATACATGGACGCCAGTCTGCGCTTAGGTGCGGCCAAACTTAGATTTGGGGCATCCGATTCTGGAATATCAGATAGGGCCAGTTCCGTTCGGTGGTCTATGCTAATTGGACGCACGGCGAACCGGCTGCCCGCCTTGAATTGGAGCGCGAGCAGGATGAAGCCGTTGGCACTCATGACACACTGATAATCTGGAAGGCTCCACATAAATTGCAGATTCTTCCGGTATTCATCGTCAGACAATCCGTGCTCCAGAAATGCGACTTGCTCATTTGTGAGTTCCATAATCATTCCCTCCACAACCTGAACTGCTTCGCCTTCTCCGCCCGCGGTGCCTTGGACGGGATGGCGCCGATGCCCTGCTCCCGTATCTTCTGCCGCGCCCGCTCGATGGCGTTGTTGCGATCCCGCAGCCGCTCGATGCGGCTGCTGTTCTCGACCTGGATGGTCTGCATGTCATTCCTCCGCGCCGACATTTGGGAAGAGTCGCCCCGTGTCGATGTCCCACTTGATGTGGCTGAAGACAGCCTTCTGCGACTTTTCCTGCATCTCACCCATGACGAGTAGGCAGCCGCCAAGACTAACCGAGTACCGAAACCATTTTCCAGGTCCCGCGAATTCTCGGACGATCTTGATTTCGTGCTCTTTGTATGTAATATAGGTATCCATGTCATTCCCTCTTTTTTTGGAATGGTAAATATTCAACCCACAGGCTAGGCTGCTTCGCCTTCTCCGCCCGCGGCGCCGTGGACGGGATGGCATTGATACCCTGGGCGCGTATCTTCTGCCGCGCCCGCTCGATGGCGTTGTTGCGATCCCGCAGCCGCTCGATGCGGCTGGAGTTCTCCGCCTGCATGGCATCCAATGCCTTCATGCTCACATCCAGCCGGTAGCCTGCCTCGCGCGAGGAGGAGATGATCGGGATGCCCAGCTCGCGCAGCCCCTGGATCGCCAGCCTATTCTTCCGGTCGCGCACGTCGCGGCTGATATCCGCCGGGCGGTTCCCGCCGAACACCGCCACCGCCAGGTCCTCGCGCGAGACCGCGGCCGGGTAGGCGCGGCGCAGGGCGTCCAGGATCTGCTTCTGGATCGGTTCGAGCTGCCCCGCGGCGAGGTCGTTCAGAAGCTGGTCGTACTGATGGGTGGTTGTCATTGCGCCGCCATCCATAGCGCCCACAACAGGATCAGCGCGCAGCCCAGCAGCACGGTCTGGATGCCGATGACGACCCGCTGCCGCCAAATCCGGCGGCGCTGCCATTCGATTGTGTTCGCCTGTATTCGCTCGATCTCTTCACTGTGCATCATTGCCACCGTTCGTCCCATGATTGCTTCCCCTTTCAGGTTGCCCCCGCCGTCGCCCTCTCTGGTTCAGAGGCTTACTACGCGCTATCGTTCTCGCGCACGGCGGCGGGGGCTGGTATCGGGTCAGCCAGTGTCTTGATTTCGTGTCCTCTTATTAGCCAGCCTATGCCGTCGAGATGGCTGAGAGGAGGTAGCCTTACCGCTGGCTTGACGCTGACCCGGAAACCACTAGGATTGCGCAGGCCGTTCGCCAGCGATGATCTTGATGAACTCCCGCTTGTCGATGCGCTTGCCAAGCTTCTGTGCGCCGATCTCGATGGCTGCCTGCGCCTTAGTGCTGTTCCACTGCTCGGAGGCGTACCCGATGGCCCATTCCCCCATCGGGTCGATTAGCTCAATGGGCGCTTCTTCCTGCCCAGTTTCCTGGTTCTCGATATTCCACTCAGGCCCCTTGATCTCTCCGGCCTCTGTGACTTCCACCGCCCGCGCATCCGGGATGGTGACGACTTCGGTTTCGTCCAGGAAGCCGAGCCCGCAGATGGAGAGCGTCAGGCGCCGCTTCGATTTCGTGACCGCCTTCATCTGTGCGTTGGCCGTATCGCCGCGCATGTCGGTCTTGTTCACGACGCCGACCTCCACGTCGCTGCGTCCGGTCTCATCGTGGCCCTTGACCTTGACAATGAACTGGCTGTCTGTTTCCTTGATGTCCACGTCGTCGATGCTCACGCCGTGCAGCTTGCGGAGCTGGTCCGTGGCATCCTTCTGCGCGTACAGCGTCAGCTTGCCGTTTAGCGTGATGTACTTGAACGGCTTGGTTTTAGGATTCAATCCAAGGCTGTCGCATACGCTCAGGTAGTAGCTCACGCGCTGGGCCGGGGATAGCTTTGACAGATCCCCGTCCAGCAGCACGCTCTCCATGATGCGTGCGTCGTCCTGCTTCTCAATCATTGCATTCATTGTTCTGCTCCCTTCCAGGTATCCCAAAGTCCGGCGATGACCAGCACCGCCAGCACGATCACGATGAGGATGGTCATCCCAGCTTCTCCTTCAGTAGCTCTTGCGCCATCGGCAAAAGATCGGCGATCATCACACCCTGCGATTCAATCTCAATGCCGGTGCCGCCGCAATGTCGGCAGGCATCCCTACCACGAGGTGCCTTTCCCGATCCGTGGCATTCATAACAGTCACGGAAGTTATGCACGAACATTTGCAGAAATTGCTTTTCCTTATCGCTCATCCCAGCACCTCCTCAGGCAGTAGCCCCCATTCCCGATATTGCGCTTCGACGCGCGAGGCGGCGCGCTCGTCCATCAGCCGGTCAAAGTGCGCCCGGTCTTCCTGCCGCGTGTGCTGCCCGTTCGCAGTCAGCGCCGCCTCGGCCGCCTCCCGGTACACTGCCTTGTGGCAGTGGGGGTGCAGGGAAACGGTGCTGCCGGCGAGCTTGACCCGAAACATCCCCGCCGGCCCGCGCTCATTGCAAACCACGCAGCGCCCGGCCGTGACCGTGCGCTGTTGCAGCGTGGTGAAGCGCGAGGCGAGCAGTTCCCCGGCCAGGTATTCGACCTGCTGCTGGCGGCAGAATTCGTGCGCCGTGATCTCGCCATTATCCACTTGTTCCAGTCTTTCCTTGAGGGTTTCCATACACATCTCCTTGGTTGGTACAATCCTATCATAGTTTATAAACCAATAGATTAAAATAAGATTAGAGTTTCTAAATTACTTATTTGCCTTGTTGTAAGTTTATAAACGCCGTGCTATAATGTGGATATGCCAAAGACGAACGCAGAGAAGTTGCGAGAACGCAGCGCCGAGCTGGAGCAGCTCGCCCGCAGCCTGGGCTTCGAGAACTATTCCCAGCTGAGCACCTACCTGAAGAACCAGCACAGGGCCGGGCAGCCGATCAAGATCGTGGTCGGCTCGGGCAAATCCAGCGAGGTCATTCAGTCAGGCCATCCCAGCCGAACCCCCCTCGGCTGATGGTGCACTCTCCTTGGGTGCCGGGGCATGGTCCATTTACGGATCGTGCCCCGGACAAAGGGAATGACAAAAGGAGACCATGATGCAAGTCACTGAAGTGAGGATACAGTTCACGGAACTGCTGACGGCAGAGATGAGAGCGGCGGCCATCGACGACCTGCGCGAGTACATGGAATGCCAATGCCTCATCACTGCCGAGACCGTGGAAGTCGAACCGCTGCCGGAGGTGCCCGATGTTCAAGCAGAAAGTTGAGCCGCCGGTCAAGATCCCCGACGAGGCCTTGCACCTGTCCACCGATTTGCAGATCACCCGCAGCCTGCGCAGCCGCGGGCATGACGTGAGGAACGGCCGGCGCTTCGCCACGGCCACGCACAAGGACAGCGGCGCGACGGTCTCCTGGACGCCGACCGCCGACTGCTCGCCGCAGCCCATCCGCTACCGCTCGCAGATCATCCGCGCCTTGGTGCGGCTCGGCTTCTTCGCCGTGCTGGTCATGCTGGCGCTACATTTCGGGGGACTGATATGACTCCTCCCGATTTCCACGATATAGAAATAAAGCCGGTTCCTGTCGATGTGGCGTATCAGCTTGTAAGCAATCACCACTACTCAAGAGTAATGCCGAAACTAACCGCTGTGTGCTTCGGCGGCGTGATACGCGGCGAACTACTTGCGGTTCTCACGCTCGGATGGGGTGTCCGTCCGTTGCATACTATCAAGAAATTGTTCCCAACATTGATGCCGCCCGACTATTGGGAAATCGGGAAAATGTGTCTTGTAGATGACCTACCGCGCAACTCCGAAAGTTTCTTCATGTCAAAAGTGATGGCAGAAGTAAAAAGGCTATACCCAAAAAAAAGGGTTATTTACACATGGGCGGACGGCATTATGGGGAAGCCGGGATACGTTTATCAGGCTGCAAATTTCTATTACGGCGGTTTCATCTGGACGGATACGTATGTGACCGCGGATGGAGAAAAGGTACATCCACGCACATCTAAGGAAATCATACGACGCTCAGGCGTTGAACCCGAACGTACGCGCCCAAGTCCGGCACAGCTTCACGCACAACACATTCTGCACTATCAAGGCAAGCAGTTTAGATATGCTTATTTTTTGCGCGATGAAAAGCAACTTCTGAAAGGCTCTACGGTTCAATGGAGGCGGTCAGATTATCCAAAAGAATCCGACCTCGAATGGAAAGTACAGGACGAAAAAGGCTATTGGGAAACGACAACGCAACCCATATTCTCGGGGAACTATTCGTACAACAACGTACGCGAGAAAGCCAGCGCAGTGCAAGGAACGCTCTTTTGACCACCATCTACCTCCGCCCCGGCCGCGTGCTCGTCGAAGGCCACGCCTACCCGGTGTTCTATCCGCACTCCGCCGACAAAATCCGCCTCGGGCAGCACGTGGCGGTCATCGATAATCTCCAGCAGGGCGGGAACTGCATCGGATTCGGCGCGGTCACGGAAGTGGGGGAACACGAGTTTACGATCCTGTATCAGGTCGCCCGCTATAAGGCGCCGTTCCTCCCCCGTACCAAATAGACACGTGTCTATGTTATAATGGTATAGACACGTGTCCGAGCCAGTGACGCCGACACTGGCACCCTATGGGTTTATGGGCGATGCCTTGCGCATCACAACACCCACCGCTTCCACCGCGGTGGGTGTTGTCTTTAGTGCAATACCCTGCTGAGTACCCAGGCGGCAAGATGCCAGCCCAGGCTTGCAACGAACAGCACGACGAATACGGTCAGCAGGTCAGTGGGGGAAAGTGTCCAGGGCATTTCTAATCTCCTGTGTCTTCTACCTTTATCAGTCTCTCGGCTTCCAGCCACACCCCATCGGGATAATCCAGCACGATGAAGCCCAGCCCGTCGCCGCCGGGGTTCTGGCATCCGAACAGGCTGTTGTGGCTGTCGATATTCACCCAGCGGTGGATCACGCATGGGTCGGCCTCTTCGCCGCGCCAGGTGCGGATGTAGCGCCGGTTACCTTCGATGCGGATCACGTCCACGACGTTATCGCAGAAGGTCAGCTCCTCCACCTTCGGGAACTCCTGCCCGCGGTTGGACCAGCCGGCGCTGGTGCGCGTGACGTAGCCGTACGTTCCGTGCAGCTCGTCCAGCTTGAATACCAGTTTCGCGGCCGCATCCGAGATGGTCAGCGGCGTCTGCCCGCCGTGGAACTTGATGGTTTCCGGCGTCATGTCGTTGCCCGCCCATTCCGGATCGGCGGTGCGCGAGGCGAAGTTATAGGCCGCCACTTCATAGTCGTTCAGGATGCGGTACTTCCCCAGCGTCGTATCCGCAGGCGGAGGTTCGGGCGGAGGCGGAGAGGCGGGGGGAACGGTGATGACGATGTTGAGCTTGCCGCTCATGCCTTGCCCATATCCTGGTCGATGTACCAGGCGGTGCCATCGTCGCTCGTGAACTCGACACGCACGTGCGGCGTGACTTCAGCCGGCGGGGGAGGAGGCGGAGGCGGCACGTCGGCAACCCATTGCCAGCCGATATACTCCTGCGCTCCGCCCGCGCTGGACCACTCGGTGTCGTGCACGGCGGCGCCGTTGATGCTCGTCAGGTGCAGCCATTGCGCCGAGTTTTCGGAGGCGGTGATCTTGTCGCCGCCGGTCAAGTAGCGCGGCGGGATGAACTCGGCGCCGGCGGGCGCGTTGCGGATCTTCACGGTCATGCCCGGCTTTACGGTCCCTTCGATGTGCATGGCTTCTCCCGGCGGAGGGTCAGGGGGTCCGCCTGCCCCATAGGTCTCGTTATACTGCTGCTGCGTGCCCCCATACCAGTTCAGGTCGATGGCGTTGCTGTCCGCCCCGTAATACGCTCCCGGCCCGCTGGACGTGTACTGCCAGAACTCCAGTTCGGCCCACGGCTTCGGGATGCGCACCACCGAGGCGGGCGCATACCACGCCAGCCACAGGCCGAACTGCGCGAAGTACGCCAGCGATGCCGGCTGCGTGATTGGGTTGGGGGAATGGTCGAGCCAGAAATAATATCCGGTGTAGATGTCGATCTTCCTGCCGAGCATAGCCGCCTTCAAGCCTTCCAGAAAACCGTACAGGTTGCTCCAGCCCGTCCAGTTGCCGGCCCAGGTATATTCCCAATCCACGACCAGCGGCAGCTCGCCCGGATCATCGCGCACCAGCGACACATAGGTATTGACCTGTGCGGTCGGGGAATAGAGCGGATCATAGAAATGATAGCAGCCGCGCGGCACCTTTGTATTGAAATTGCGCCAGGTCGGGGCGAACTGCGGGTCGGTGTGGATGCCCTGCGAGGCCTTGGGGATGATGCCCTGCGCGTCGGTGGTCAGGAACTGCCCGGCGTCCATGTAACCCTCGTAGATGGACGTATCAGCGATGCGCACTTCCTGCGGGTTGGTGATGCCCGGAACTTCGAGCCTGCGCTCGGGGGTCACGAGCGCCCTCAGCCGATGGCAGAAGCGGTTGAAGTTGTAGCGTGGCGGTAGATAGTTACCATGCATCATGGCTTATCTTTGTCCAGCGGCCCGGTCTCGCGCTTGCGCTCCTCGTAGCCCTGCCGCCGGGCGAGGCGTTCCTTCATCTCCGTGACGGCCGTATTCAGGGCGGATAAGGTATCGTTCTGCCGGTCCAGGATGGTGGCCTGGTTCGCCATGATCTGCGCAATGCGCTCGTTGGTCTGGATCATGGCGACGCCTAACTGCTGGATGGCGTCGCTTGTGACCTTGGCGGCCGCTGCCCGCTCGCGCTCGATGCCGCGCCGGAACTCGATGTCGTCGCGGATCTCCACCAGCCGCGCCTGGTACTCGGCTTCCTTCTGCTTCAATTGCTGCCGGTGGCTTTCCTCGCTCTTCTTCATCAGGCTCGGGAACCACTTGTCGGCGATCAACGGCCACACCTTGGCGTACAGGAAAAAGATGAGCAGGCCGATCCAGCCGCCCCATTGCCTGATGAATAACTCGATGGTCGATACTTCAGTTGTTGGCATTGGCTTCCCTTTTGCATTTCCTCTCTTATCCGGCTCCCGCGAGCCCGTTCCAGGTGAATAGAAGATACCAGTAGGAGGCGAATAGCGCGAAGAAGGCCGCGAGCAGCAGGATGGTCAGGAGTTTCATGCCAGCACCACCACCTGCAATCCAGGCTTCTGGACGGTCGTGGTCTGCGTCCCGTAGAGAGTGGTGATCCCGGTCGCGCCGGCCGATTCGATGGCCTGGAAGAAATGGAAGCCGATGCCGGGATAGTTCTCGTAGAGCGCCGAGGCATTGCCAACTGTCGCAGCACCCCCGGCGTTACTGCCCACGGTGATATCGGCGGAGTTTCCGGTGGTAACATCCACGCCGATTCCCACTCCGAATGTCAGCGAGGAGTTATTGCCCAGCCCGCGCATCTCGGCGCGCGGCGGGTGCTCTTCCAGCCCGATCACGGTCGCAACCCGGTCGCCGGTCGAGTTGTTCCACGGGCGCCAGGCCGAGGCGCCATAGGTCCAGGATGTGGTGCTCTCGAAGACATACATGACCCGCCGCACGCGGTTATAGCAGTTCCACAGGAAACGCTTGGTCTTGCTGTCCTCGGTGGTGGTCGTGGCGGTCGTATAGAACGTGCCGAGGTACAGACGGGTCTTGTCGCCGCTCTTGCAGTAGCGCCCGTCCTGGATGGTGACCGCCGTGGCGCGGGCGATGCCCGTGGACCACGCCAGCAGCTCCAGCGCCAGCACGCCGGAGGACAAATACCCGAACACGTCATAGGGCAGGCTGGCCGTGAGGGTTCCCAGCGCCAGCGTCGTCTGGGCGAACGTCACCATGCGCCAGATGGTTCCATCCCACAGGGCGATCTCGTCCGAGGTATAGGGCGTGTAATAGATATTGGTCGCCCCGCTGACATCCGCGGTGGTGATCGGCGTACCGCTGGTCAGTGTCAGGCGCCCGCCCGGTGCTTCCGACTTCGCCAGCATGGAGGCCGGCGGCGTGAGTGCCTTGAAGCCCGCCGTGCCGTCCGGGATGAACAGCACGTAATCCCCGCCCGGCGCCAGGGCGGTCAGGACCGCCGCCGCCGCGTTCTGGACGGTCAGGATATAGGTGGCGGCTGTCACGTTCATGATGAAGAACGGATGGTTGGCGGCGGCCTGCGCCGGTAACTTCACGATGCGGTCGGCGCCGTTGCAGTTGAAGCGCTGGATGGCCGTGTCGCTGTCCAGTAGCGAGACCGTGCCGGCCATCGTGGTGGCGTTGGAAATCTCGCCGCGCAGGATCGAGCCCAAGAGCAGGTTGTACTGCGCCGCCAGCACATCGGTGACATTATCGGTGACCTGGAAATCCGTGATCGTGGTCATGGGCTACTCCGCGAACGCAAAGGCGGCGATGTTGCCGGTCGAGAACTGGGCATGGTTGCCGGCCGCGTTGCCCCAGCCCTGCAATTTGCAGATCACCGCACCGGCCGCCACGCCCGCTATACCAAACTCGGTGCCGAAGGGCACGTAGGTGGAAACGCTAGAGGTATGCACGAAGCCGGAGGCCTGCGCGGTGCCGCCGATCACGCACCCGACCACGGCGCGGTGCCCGACGGTCAGCGTGGTGATGGTGCCGAAGCCCCACATGTAGACGGTACTGGTCGCCGTGAGGGTAAGGGTTACCGTGGCGCCCGTGATATCGGTATGGACCGTCGTGCCGATGTCCTGGTCGGCGGCGTCGTAGTCCACGCGGTTCGATACGTTCTTCACGCCCGCCGCAGAGAGTGCCGCCGCCCAGACGGGAATGGAGCCGTTGGAGGTCAGGATACCCTTGTTGGCGCCGATCGCAAGCCGCGCCAGCGAGGTGCCGGACGTGGCATAGGATATATCGCCCTGGTTTGTATAGACCCAGATAGCATTCAGATTATCGCGCCCGGATGTGTTCCACTGACTGGCAAGGATCGTGTTTCCGGTCACCGCTGTGAAAGGGGCAGTCCAGGCCATTACTTACCTTCCTTCAGCGCCTTGCGCCATTTTCTAATCGGGTCGTCCTGCTGGGCATGCAGGTCGTCCAGCGTTTCGCCCGGCAGCCAGTTGCGCGCCAGGCCTCCCTTGCCCATCACGTGGATGAGCGGCTGCGCCAGCACGGCGCGCTCCGCATCGGTCAGGCCGCGCAGGTCGTCCACCGGCCTCTCCAGCAGCGCCGCCTCGATCTGCGCCCGATCGGGGGGGAACAAGACCGGGCGCACCCTGCCGTCGTTCGCCCGGTTGCCGCACGAGAAGCAGAAGAACACCGGGAAGTCGGGATCGACGAACGATGCCCCGGCGCACTCGCAGTCCGCGATCCACTGCCCTTGATAGACACGCGCCCAGATCGGCGTGCCGGAGGGATGGTCCAGGTCGAGGTTATCCAGCCGCGCCCCGCGTGTGGCGGTCACGACCGCGGCGTGGTGCAGGTAGTAGCCGCGCGCCGTGCCGTCCGGGCTCATGTGCTTGGCGGTCAGGATGTAATCAACAGATTTGATGTTCATAGGTTCATCACTGTCTGCACTCGCTTTTGCCAGTGTTCCACTCTTGCCTTTGCGATGGGGATATATTCTTCCGTCAATTCCACACCTACGACCTCATCCCAGCCTGCTTGCATTGCGCCTATACATTCGGAAGCTACACCAGCGAAGGGGATAAAGATGCGCCGCGGTGCATATTCGTCGGGAGGCAGTAAGAGAGTGGCTAGATACTTGGCAAGCGCGAGGGGCTTAATAGTTGGATGAGGATTGTGGAGCATTGTCGTTCTGTCGTATCTCACACCATTCGCCGCCCCCGCCGTCTTGCTACCGTTCTCCACCATGTAGGACGGGACTTTCTCAAACCCATCCAGCCCCGCGTCCCTCTCTGCCCTGCTTGCCTTCGCCTGATACCGCACCGGGTCGGCGGCGTCGAGTGTCTCTTCCACGCGGAAGAAGAAGCGGGAGGCACCGCCGGAGTCATCTATGCCCCGCTCTGTGCTTTCGCCAATCCAGCCGTTCGGTTTCTTGAATATCTCAACGGCTCCGCGTTGGCTACGCTTGCTCACACTCTCCCCGCTCTGCTCATCCAGCCGCCGCGCGGCTTCGGCGTCACAGTAGAAATTCGCAGGCCAGCGACCGGAACCGTTAGCGTCAAAGGGCTTTCTGTTTTCGGGGTTCGATGTCCATTCGTCTTGAGCGAATGTGGTTGACGTTGGCTTGGCGGGCGGCCTGTTGCGTGTACCGTCGTCTGTCCCAATCCTCCCCCCGTCCACGTTCAGCACCCCCGCGCCCGTCCGGGTGATGTTCTCTATCGGCCTGCCCTGGTAAGGCTTCTGGAATACGATGATGGGTTCCAGCGCGGGCTTCAGGGCTTGCAAACCGTAGCGATGTCCTGCAAATGTCTCAGTGTGTGGGTCGCCGTGATTGACGCGGGTTGCCTTGGGAAATCCACTTCCATACGCCCAACCGAAGATAGACGGATGGATGACAAACCCCGCGTCTTCAATGGCACAGGCAAGACGATGCCAGCCGCGGGAAGAAGCAAACGCCATCCCGAACGCGCCGGGGTACATCACGGACAAGAACGCCGCCCACGTCTCGGGGTCAAAGGCTACGCCCGAGTTATCCCAATTGCGCCCCATGAACTTCAATTCATATGGCGGGTCGCACAGCAACGCATGGAACGGCTCGCCCCGATACGAGCACGCCCATTCCACCGCGTTGGCACAGAGCAGGTCTACCATCCATACACTCCCGTGTCGTAAACGCTCGTATCCCAGATGGCCGCGCCGGTCACGGTCGGGTAGGGCTCCAGGTACAGCGTGGTCAGGATGTCCTGGCAATTCGCGATCCGGCTGTCGTGCTGGATGCCCGTCACGCGCATGGAGTTGCCGCTGATGCCGAACTTGGGGAAGGTCGCGGAGACCGTGCTCCACAGATCCAGCGCGAATTGCTTCGCCGGCTGCCCGCTCGTGCGGCACACGATGGTCGGGAAGGTGGTGCCGAAGAACGGCCCGAGCACGGCCGCGATGGTCACGGCCACATTGATGTCCTGCTGCCAGGCCAGGTTCTGCTTGAACTCGCGCGGATTTTGTACGGTCGTGGCGTCGGCCGGGTAGGTCACGTCGGCGCTGTTCTGGATGTAGATGGCCTGCCCCTTGATCTGCGCCGAGGTCAGGTACACCAGCCCGGCGTCGCCGTTGAACACGTCCACCAGCGCGGTGTCGCCGAAGTCGGTGATGACCAGCGTGCAGACGGCGGTCTTATCCGTGCCACCCCCGCCCGCCAGCGTGTTCGTGGTCCAGTCGGTGGTGGGCACCGGCTGTAACACATTGTTGGCCGGGGCGGGCGTGCCGTTGTAGGTGTACGAGGCGAAGAACTTCAGGTGCTGCCCGGCGTTGATGCTCGGGGCGTTGCCCTGCAATTTCCAGATCACGCCCGAAACAGCCTGCACGCGCGGGTTGACCGTCAGCTTGATGACGTTGCGGAAGTTCGCCCACGGCTGCGCCGGGTTGATCTCCCGGTACACATCGCTCTGTCCGAGGTCCAGCGTGGCGGCCGGGATATCGGAGCGGATGCGGTAGGTGGCGTTGCCGTTGGCGGCGATGAAGAACGCGCCCGCGCCCGAATCGGTCAGGTTCTGGATCTCCTCCCCGGCGGTATTGTTGCCGGTCGCCCAGTAGTACGCCAGGGTATCGGTGTTCACGTCCAGGTTGCGGCCCCAGCGCACCGGCCACGACACGGCATTTAGCACGGCGGCGACGGCCGTATCGGTGGTGATGCCCGTCTGGATCGCCACACGCGCCTTGTTGTTGCGCAGGTACGTCCAGCTGTCCTCCAGCATGAGCTGCGCCTGCGGGTTCTCGATGCCGCCGGTGGAAACGATATCGGTGATGATGCCGTAGAACAGCGGGTAGGTAGTGCCGGTCGACATATCCCGCACCCGGATGCGCACGTCCTTGCCGTAGCTGACATTCGGGTACAGCGGGCTGGCGGTATTACGTGGGTCGAAGCGCCCGTCGTAATTATCCAGCGTGACGGTATAGCGCCCGGTCTGGACCGGCTCGAAGCCGCTGCCCACGGGCTGCAGCATGTTGGTGCGCCCGCGGAAGCCCGACAGCCCCACCATGCGGTTCGCCTCGTTGTTGTCGAAGAGGCCGTCGCCGTTCCAATCCACAGACAATTCCCAGTCCAGCACCGCCGCGGCGGCTGAGGCGCCCCATTTGGTCGCGCCCCACTTGACCCGGCTGTAACGGTTGTCGGCCGCGATGGAAGCCATTAGGAAGGCACCCGCCCGTCGAGCTGCATCTGCCGCACCGCCTGCTGCATGGCGTTCTTCAGGTCCTGCGGCGTGCCGATGTAATTGGGGAAGTTGAAGATGATCGAGCCGCCCGCGCCGCTGGGAGAAACCGTCACCCGCTCGCCCGCGCTGGCCGTCGCCATGCCGCCCAAATTGAAGCCTTCATTGCCGTAGGCGCTGGGAACGATAAACGAGCCTCCCGATGCAAAGGCTGTGGGTTTCTTCGCACCTTTATTAGAGCCCGGCCCCCCGGTCGCCTTGTTCTGCGTCTTCAGGGCGTCGATCAGGGATGTATCACCGTATGCATTGATGTATAGATCGATATTGTATTCACCCACGACGGCCTTGGCAGCGTCGCCTAGTTCGCTGACCTTGATCTTTCCAGCGGCAGCGGCCTGTGCCACGGTATTGAAACCCAGCGCCATCTGCGCGGTGGCCGGGTCGATCACCCCCAGCGCCTCGCCCGCCTGGAGCGCCATCTGGAATTCTGAATCGGTAAAGCCGTCCGCCTGGAGCTTGGCGACGAACAGGTCGTACACGATGCGCTTCATGGCCTGGTCGTGCTGTGCCGCCAGACCGTCGATGGCCTTGCCGGTGTCGTCGTATCGCTTCTGGACTTCCTGAACCTTGTCGCTCAGAGGCGACCAGCCCTGAGCCAGCAGCTTGTCTATTTCGGCCTGCTCCTCGGCGTGCTTTTTGTTCAGATCATCCAGCGACTTGGCATAACTATCGTTCTCGCTCTGCACGTTCGTGATCGTGCTCAGCGCCGTGTTGTTGGCTTCGGTCACGGCCTTTAGTGCTTCCTTATCCAGCGCGAGGGCATCGGCGTTACCGGCCAGGGTGGTTGTGTTTTCCCGCATCGCCTCCGAGTGCAGAAGGACAGCATCCTTGGCTTCCCGCGTGGCGACGATATCCTCACGCAATTTGATGAGGCGCGGGTCGAAGGCCGTTAGCGCATGGCCGTACAGGGCGATGGCCTGCTCCTGCGCGGCGTTGCTGTCCAGCGTGGCCTGCAACAGATCGTTCTCGACCGGCACAACCTGGTTGCCAATCGTGACCTTGAGCGCCTGGAATCGGTCGTTGAGAGCGTCGACCTGCTTCTGGTTTTCGCGCGCCGCGTCGACCTGCTTTTGAGACAGGATCAAGCCTTTCTCGACTTCCCCGTTCATCTCGTGCAGGCGCGTCGAGCCCTGTTGCAAGACCTCCACGTATTGAAGGCCGGAGCGCCCGAGATTATCAACAATGAATTTATTTCGTTCCTGCTGGGTGCTGAGTGCTAGGTATTGATCGGACAACTTCGCCAGCGTATCAATCGAAAGTGCCATACCCTTCTGTGCCAGGGCGCGCGTGACCGCGTCCACGCTCTCAGTACCCACCTTCAGATCATCCAGGACTTGAATCAGGCGGCTGCTTTCCTCCGCCGTATCACCCGTGACCTGCTGCACCTTGCGAACGTCATCCGCATAGCTGACCGCTTCCTGCCCCATTTTCAGAAGCGCGCCGCCCACCGCCACGCCTGCCGTAACGAATCCGGCCGCCATCAGGCCCGCCGTTGTTCCCAGTCCTTTGAGGCTGTTAACGACGGTATTCAGGGCCTGGGACGCCAGGTCCTTGGCGATGACTTCGATTTCTACCTGGTTTGCTGCCATCGTATCTCTCTAAGCGCCTTCCACCGAAACCACCATAATGATTTGCTGCCTCCCGCCACTTCCCAGGGCGGCACGCCCCAATCCTGTGCCGCCTCCAGAACTTCCACCCACAGGGGCGCCCGTGCTACTCCACTTTGGAGAGTGAAGGCAATAGCGTCCCGCTCGTAGGGTTTACAAAGGCCTCGTTCACCAGTCGCATAAAGTCTGCCAGATATTTGCCCCATTCCTTTTTCGGCACGGTCTTGAACATCTCGCGCGCCTGTGCTTCCTCGCAGGGCTTCCCCTCGTCATCCACCACGAATTTCAGCATCAGGGCGTAGGCCTCCTGGTTGGTCAGTTGCCCGAAGTTCAGCCAGGCCTCGATGCTGAAAAGCTCGTCAAATTTTTCCTGCGTGACGACGATCTTGATCATCCATAAGCCTTTCTCTACGGCAGCGCCGCGACTTCGTTGACGATCGTGACATTACAGAACAACGCCGCAGTGGCGTCATAGCGCACGCGGAAGGTAGCCGCCACGGTATCGTTGCCGTCCTTCTCGCTCAGAGCGGCAAACTTTTCATACTTGCCGGCCACGTCGATCATGCAGGTCTTGAACGCATAGCCGCCGGTCGTGCCGGAGGTGGTCAGGGCGTTGCCCTGGAACAGCAGCCGCATCTTGCGCGGCGTACCCGCGCGCCAGGCGACCTTCTCGGTGGCCGCCGTGCTCTCATGCTCGTACAGGATCTCGAGCGTGATCTCCGGGTTGGTGCCCTTCACAAAGCTGAAGTACAGGTTGCCGTCGGCAGTAGCCACGGCGATCAGCCCGGTCTTGACCTTGAGCGTCGCAGAGATCACGGTGGAACTGGCCTGCGTCGAGCCCAGCGTGCCGCCGACCGCGTCGATGTACAGCTTGCCCTTCGAGCCCAGGATCTCTTCGATGGAGGGCAGGGTCGCGCCGCCGGCAAAGGCATTGATGGCGACCTGCCGCCCGGCGATATTGGCCTTGATCATCATCGCTTCGCCGGCTGCAAAGGACAGCTCGAAGTCGGTCACGTGGCAGTATTCCATGCGCTCCTGGTCTGCCGCCAGATCGTCGCCGCCCTCGATGGTATAGGTCTTGATGACGTTCTGCGCGGTGGTCGGGAAGGTATAGGTGTAGATTTTGCCCGAGCCGCCGCCGTCCGCCACGGCGGATACGGTCTTGCAGCCCATTTCCAGGAAGTGCGGCAGTTGCTCGAAGGTTGCCGGTCCGCTCAGGGACAGCTTGGCGCCCTTCAGCGGGATATAGGAGCGTGTCACGCCGCTCAAGTAGCCGATGTCCTCGGGCGGGAATACCACCAGCACCGTATCCTCGATAGTGCCCTCGCCGCGCCAGATGGTCGTGGCGGCCGCGGCCGTGCCGCTGGTCGTCTCGCGACCGAACTGGATTTTACGTAGTCCCTTGACGCCTGGAACGCCTGTCATTTTTCAAGCTCCTTTGCCGCCGGTTTCCTGGGCGGCCTGGGGGTTTCATAGGTAAACTCATACAGGTTGCTGTACTTCATCCACTCGATCTCCTCCGGGCGCAGGCGCGCAATCTCCGCCTGCGTCAGGTCGCGCGCCGGGATAGCCGGAATGGAATCTCCGTAGCCGACATAGCGTATCTTGATGATCTTCTCGCTCATAGGTCCACCAGAATCTTGCAATCCTCCATGATGAGCCGGTAGCCGATCATCTGCACCCCGGCGTAGTCGAAGTCCGGCAGCAGCTGGATCGTGACGCGCCCGAAGGTCGACATGCTGTTGGCAAAGCGCCCGCCCCCGGTGGAAATCTCCGAGATCAGCGCCAGCGGCACGCTGTCCAGGAATGGGTTAAGCACGCCCAGGTCACGCGGCAGGTCGCGTCGAACCTTGAGCACGTCGATGGCGACGTTGGTCAGGCTGCGCCGCGTACCCAGCGGCGACACCTCCACGTTGGAGGCGAACAGGAACACGATGGCGACCGGATCAGGCGGCGGATTATCGGGCGGCAGCGAGGTCGCCACGCGGATGCCGGATACGGAGTCCACAACCGTCGCGATGGCCGCCATCATGCTTTGAATTGTCATATCACCCCCGTGATGACCAGCTTGTAGTTGCTGAGAAGCTGCTGCACATCCGGATCGGGCGGCGGCACCTTGACGATCATCTGCCCCAGTGCCGTCACGGCCGACACGCCCAGGACGGTCTTATGCCGCATCCAGGTGCGCATCGACCACAGCAGGCAAGCCTGCTGCACGGCCTGCGGCACCGCAGCCCATCCGAAGACGCCCGTCACTTTGACGTATTTTGGCTCACCCTTCACGAAGGACAGTTCGCTATTGCGCACCCGGTCGATTCTCCAATAAGGCTCGGCCTCCGTGCCGGAGGCGGCATTGTAGGGATACAGGTCGTAATCATCCGTGGTCCACGTATCGGCATAGGTTCGGTCCAGGTTGGTGTCGGTCGACAGGCTCGAAACGCTCACCAGCGGCGAGACATAGCATTGATCCTCGTAGGTTGGGGTGAAATAGCGCACCTCAGGCGAGGCCGACTTGTAAAAATATTGATTGCAGAAATTGTCGATCTCCCGGCTCACCGATTCGATGACCTGTTCCAGTTCCGTATCGTTGGTCGAGTCGGAGATCCCCAGCGCGCCGTCTGCCTTGATCTGCACCAGCGTAATGTATCCGTTCGAAATGGTCACAGCAGACCTCCCAGCGCCTTCTTCAGCTCCGCATTGACCTCGATGAACAGCGGCAGGGCGCCGAAGGAAAACGTCCGGTAGATATGGATGCCCGGCCCCCATACGACGGAGGTGCCGACGCGCCCGTATCCGATCACGAACACCGCATCATTCGCCACTGGCATATCTACTCCAACACCAGGTACATAAAGGCATATTTCACGCCTTCAGTCAGTTGCGTATTGGCCCACACTTCGAAGCTGTTGGTTGTGACGTTGTAGGGATAAAACTGCGCGCCCACCGACGCAAACTCGTTCGGCTCGTAGGGCGTCGGCTGGATGAAAACCGCGCCGATCCCGTTCCACGATTCGAGCGTCACCCGCACGACCCGGTCGCCGTTGGCCGCCATCGGGCCCGCGCTGGGAATGAAGCGCACTTTGCCGCGCTCGTCATTGGGTGCCAGCGAATAGACTTGCAGCACAGACCCAGTCGGCGTCCCGACCGTTCCCGCGCCGCCGCCGAATGAGAGCGTGGGCAGGCCATCATAAGGCTTCTTCCTGCGGAATGCGACACGCACCCCGCTAGTCTCACTCAGGAAACTGCCCTCGGGGCTGATGTAGGTCTTGGCACCAAAAGAGACAGGGCAGGGGATGCCGACCGGACATTCCAGGTCGGGCGCAATGACGTACACCGCGGTCGGATCGCCTTCATCCTTCCAGCGATATTGCGCCGCGGTGACAGGTGAGAATGTGAACACGGCAGACAGGGTCACGGACGCCAGCGCCACGTTGCATTGCGGGCGGATGAACGTCAGCATGTTCAGAACGCCGGGGTACGTGGTCGTGCGGCTCTTAATGTGGAAGCCGTCCGCCGTTCCGCCCGCCATCAGGAGAAAATAAGTGTCGTTGATGACCGTGTTGCCGTAGTTGGTAGCATAGGAGTCGCACTCCTGATACCATCCGCCCCCGCCGAAGCCTTGCAGATGCTCGGCCAGAAGATAGACCGAATTGACGTTGTAGAACGCATAATGATTGCCGTCATGCCCGAAGACGATGACATTGCGCCAGGTCGCCGATAGAGTCCCGTTATTGTGCCCGCTGCCGCTGGTCGCCGTGGGAACAGCATAGACGCCATGCCCAGTATTGTTGAAGGCGATGGCATCCGCGAACCGGATGGCGATATTCTCGATGGAGACATTGACACCCGTGCCGGTGATGTTGATTCCATTGGTCGCGGGAGTGGATTGCAGCAGGACGCTACCCGTCACCCACGGCGCGGCCGCGGGATAGGTTGCATAATCGACCGCCACCGCGCCGTAGATCACCGACGCGCCCGCGCCGCGCAGCGTCAGGTTGGTCGTGCAGGATAATGCCGCCGTGATCTTGTACAGCCCGATGGGGATGTAGACCACGCCGCCCGCTGCACACGCGTCGATGGCCGCCTGGATCGCCGCGGTGTCATCGTGCGATCCATCTCCCACCGCGCCGTAGGCCTGTACGTTGGTATCCGTCGGCAAGGAATCAACCAAGTCGGCGAAGTTGCCCTCGGTGGGAATGTCGCCGGAGTTGAAATAGCCTTTCAGCGTTGCGGCGGTCTGCGCGGTCACACTTATCCTCTCACCAGGATCAGCAGGTTGCCGGATGTCTTGAAATCCTGAAAACCGCCGACGCCTGAAAAGTTCACGCCCACCGCGGCGGTCGTCCCGCTGGGTCGCGTGGTGGATGACCAGAAGTTCGCCGCCGAAAATCCAGGAAATGCCGTCGTATCCGGCACTGAGGTCGGCGCTTCATAGTCGCACAGGCTCAAAAGTTCGTTGATATTCGGAATGCGCCAGTCGGTGTAGCCGGACAGAGAGGCAGCATTTGCCGCGGCGACGTAGGGAAATATGCCCTCGGCCGTGCCGCCCGCGCCCGTGGTTGTCCACGGAATGAAACCATTGGAAGATGGGCCCACGCTGGCCGATTGTGTGCGCGACCACATCAGGCCGGTGTTGTTGTCGATGACGCAGGCATTCGGGTGCGCATCGGTCTTGGAGTTGATGGTGATGTTGGTATTCCCAGCATACTGTCCGGTCGTGAGGACGGTGTAGGACTTGGCAATCCCCTTCTGATTCGTGCCGTTGTCACCCGCCACATAAACGGTCGTCTGCCCGGTTGCCAGCAGGCGCGCGCCATTGCCCAGCCCGGCATCCGCCTTCAATACGACATGCGATAGGACGATGGGGCCGTCAGGCATGGCTACTCCTTCAGGTCGTAGGATACGGCTAGCGTCCCGGTCGGGGTGCCGTCGTTGTTCGAGCCGGCTTGGTAAATCTTCAGGAAGCGCGCCCCGCGCACGTCGAAACACACCGCACGCTTGGCGGTCGCGGTGAACTGCACCTTGACGGCGTTGCCGGTGTAAACCCCCGCGGCAGAAGCCCAGTCGATCACGGGGAACTCGGTGGCGGAACTATCGGGCGCCACGAAGTAGGGCACGACGTTCAGCCCGGTCTCGTCGCCCTTGGTGTAGTTCAGATAAACCGTGCAGTAGGTCGCACCCTCACAGTCGATGGCAGACCCGACCAGCGTTTCAGTGGTCTTTGAGATTACCGTTGCCGCCTGCAAGGTTGTGGATTTCTTGATCATGTTGTGCGTTCTCCATCGCCGGTGCGTCCTGCCCCGGCTCGCCGGTGTTCTTGAACTCGGTGCTCTGCGTCCACATCATAAAATCGATGGCGCTGGTCGCCACATCGCCCACCACGTGCCCGGCGATGCAGGAGCGGTCCACGTAGCCGGGGAAGCCCGCCGCGCGCGCCTTCTCGAAGAAGCGCCGGTCCTCGCCCCCGCCCAGGTAGCCGTCCATCTGGAACCAGGGCGGCTCGATGGCTTCCAGCACCGAGCGGTGGATCAGCGTGCAGGCCGTTGAGGAGAAACCGACCTCTACCAGCGCATCATCCGGGCGCGGCTCGATCACATACGGGTCGAAGCGGATCCATTCCGGGCGGTCCATAAACCACTCGCGCGTGTCGATGATGCGGTGGGCGTAATGGTTATTGTCCTCGTAGCTCTTCCAGATGTGCGGGATGGCCGGGCTCTGCCGCATGAAGACCAGGGCCGAGATAAAGGGCTTGTCCCACGAGAAGAGCCGTTGCAGGGTCTTGAAATCGAACTTGACATCGTTGTGCGTGGACCACAGCCAGTCATCGCCGCTGTCCAAAAAAGCCTGGATTGCATCGTTCCACGGGCGCAGCTTCTCGTCGCCCTCGGTCAGGCTGCGCATGAAACGGATCTCGCTGCAACCCCCCGGCAGGTTCTCCTGCATGCGCACATTCATCCAGGACAGGATGACAGACCAGCGCGGGGATTCGAAGGCCGGCACCCATTGGGTAATCTTCACATGGACTTTCCGGGGAGGGCTCATCGCCCTCCCCTGTGTGTATTACCCGACGGATACCGTTTGCTGCGCCAGGGCGGTGGCCGCCTTGACCAGCCGCGTGCCGTTGTAGAGCGTCACGGTCGCGCTGTGATAGATGCTGGAGGTCGCCATCGCGCCCGAGATCAGCAGCCAGGGATTGGTGGGATCCACGGCTGTGTCCAGCACCATCGCCACGTCCGAGATGGCCCCGGAGGTGACTGCCGCCAGTTGCGCGGCGGCGATCGAGGCGAAGGTTGCGCCCGAGGTGGCCGCCTGCCATACGCCCGCCGAACTCAGCGAGGCATTGGCCAGGGGCTGCCCGAAGGTGAACACGAACCGGGCGCGGCCATAGCCTGCCGCGTTGATCTTTGTTCCGGCCAGGGCGCCGCTGGTAACGCTATTCGCGACGGCGACCTTGACCTCTGAGACATCGTCCATTTTTCGAGCCATGCTAATTCTCCTTATTCGTTTCTATCTGACTTCAACTTCTTGCCATGCCCGGTTTACTTGGGCACCAGATAGTAGAACGCTTCCTTCTGCAACACGCCGCCGCCGCGATAGATCGAGGCGAACAGGCCGATCTGCCCGGTAGCCATATACAGGTACGGGTTGCGCTGCACCATCATGCCGGGCCGCTCCACCACGCCGTAGAAATTGAAGTTGGCGAAGATCACGGCCTTGGCGGTCTGGCTGGCATAGGCGCCCATGTCGTCCGAGATGTAGATCGGATAGCCCAGGATGCCCTCGACGCCGATCGCAGCCGCCTGCGCCCCGCTGGACGGCCCCTGGTTCGGGGTCTGGATGAACGCGAAGTAGTTCGAGCTGGACAGGCCCTTGATGTAATACTTGGTGGCATTCGCCATCAGGAAACCGCACTCGACCGCGCCGGTGTTGTAGCCGGCTCCGAGCTGCCCGACCAGCGTGGTCAGGTCGTTCGGCGTGATGGTCAGGGTCGTGGTGACGGTGTTGCCGGCGGTCGGGTCATTGCTGACGCCTTCCGGGTTCGCGCCGCCCGTGCCGGTCGTGAAGATCGTATTCTCCGTGATGCCTTCGGCGCGAGCGAGAGCGCCGACCAGCCAGGCGTCGAAGTTAGTCTGGTTGAAGACGACAAACTCCTCGCTCATCTTCACGAGCTTGGTGTATTTGTAGAGCACCAGGTCCTTCTGATTGACGGTGGCCTCGTTCTCGGTATAGGCTGCGGCCTCGCTGGTCTGCGTGAAGGCGCTGAACTTGGTGTCCTCCACTGGCACCAGCAGGTGATCGGCCGGGGTCTGGAAATGCTGCACGGGGGCCAGCCGCACCCAGGAGGCCAGCTGGCGCTTGGCGATGATCTGGCTGTACAGGATGTCAGGGACCAGGAAACCGCCCGAGGCGCCCGTGGTGACGTTGAAGGCTGCCTTGGTTGCCGGGTCGTACCCGACCGTCTTGGTGTCCCAAGCATCGGGCCGGATCAGCTCGGAATTTTCCTGGCCGGTCTTGATCCAATGCTTGAAGGCCGGGACGCCTCCGTTATTCTCATCCGGCGTTCCATCCGGGATGACGTTGTAGGCAGGTGGGCGGCGATTCTTGATGACATCGTCGAGGGCCTTCTTGTAGCCGGTTTCCTCCGCGGCTTTCAAGGCTGCCTGTTTGTCAGCTTCCGCCTTTTGTTCTGCCTCGCGCCTGGCAAGCGCATCGGCGACCGCCTTTTCCGTGGCGGCCTTGATCTCTTCTTCAGTCATGGCTATATCTCCTTTGTTGGATTTGCTTCGATCATCCGCATCGGTCAACGCCGCCTGGTCGGATGCGATCAACGATTTGAGCGTCATTACGCTATTGCGATATTCGGCCGGGGAGGGGGTCAGCGAGGCTTCCCCGATCCACCAGCTCTTGATGTGCATGGCCTTGCCGGCCGGCTCGCGCTCGACCAGATGGGAAAGCGCCCCGGATGAAAAGCCGAGCTTGCCTTCCTTCGCCATGTTGTAGATGGCCTTTTCGTACTCGTCGCGCAGGTTCATCTGCGCCTCGGCCCATAGCCCCGCGTCGTCGGTTTTGGTCGTGACCTTGCCCAGCACGCGCCGCTTGAGCGTGCTATCCTGCCCATGCGCATACAGCAGTTCCAGTCTGTCCGGCACGTGCAGCTCGGTGTCTTTGTCAAAGTAGTCGCCGGTCAGGTCCGGGTCATGCTTAGTCGTAAAGCGCACCAGATACCCGCCGATTTTCCCGCCGCCCAGGTCCTTCAGCTCTGAGCCAAAGGCGATCAGCTCCTCGTCCTTGCCCGCCGAGGGCGGGCCTTCCTTATCGATCTTCGAGCGCCAGGCCGCGATGATCTTGCGCTTGATGGTGGCGACTTCCGCCGGGGAGTACTTGCCCGCGTTACCTTCCTTGTTGATGTAATTCCAGGCGGCGCGGATATGCTCTTCGGTGTCGATGGGATATTTCTTGTTCTTCTCGTCGGCGAAGGTCACATCCCCGTATTCCGCCTTGCCGCGCTCGGGGTTCACGTCCTCGCGCTTGCCGATGGCCTTGATGATCTCTTCTCTGTCCATAGACTTCTTGCCTCTCCAGATGCCCATGCAGGCGCCGACCGCCTGCTCGTTCGTGTCGCCTTCCTTCATGCGCATCGGAACGCAGACTTTCATGAAGTCGGCCTGGTTGTCAAAGTCGTTCGGATTCGGCATACGCGCTCCGGGTAAACAAAAAGAGCCGGTCACCCGGCGCGATTTCTCACGCAGGATGACCGGCTCTCAACGGCTAA